GGCTGACTTGTATGCCTCGAAACGCTCAACGCGCTGTTCGGCAGGAAGTCCGCCAAATAGGTCGTCAATGGAAGGAGCGGCTAGTGCCATGTCTCAATCCCTTTCTGTTAGTTAGATGGTTAGTTAAAACTGCTTGGCTTTTGCCTCGTAGCGATTTGCTTCGGCGAGGTATTGGTTACGCAATTCAGGGTTGGTCATTTTGTTAGCCAAGTCGCGAAGGCGGATTGCCTCAACTTCTGCGGCTACGACCTGAGCAGACTTGTTTGACTGCTCTCTTGTTGCACGAATGGCTGGGCCACCCGGTACTGCCATCTCACGCACTTCATCCAATGCGGCCTTTAGGAGATTGATTTCCTCTTTTGCCTCATCTAATGCTGCCTTTGTTGTGATGGTTTCTTCAAGGCCAAGAGCCTTGACGATCTCAATACGCAATTCGTCCTTTGTTTCTTCGGTTGCGTCTTCTGCTGATGCAGATTTAATAAGGTCGGCTGAAACGCCTAATCCCATGTAAGCCATTGTGTCGTCTCCCGACTTGTCATCATCCCATCCTGTGAATGGGGCTTCTGTTTCATTTTCTGATGCTTCCCCTGTCCACCAATCCAAGAAAATGGATAGTGAGCAAAGAAGGTCTGTTACGTCGCAGATTTCGTTTTCGTCTCCTGCGAGCATTTCATCGAGTTCAGCCTTGATCAGTGCAATCATACTGTCTCGGACTGCCTTAAGATCTGCCACGTTGTGCATCTTGTCGTCAGCCTTTGTAAGGCTTGCTTCGATTGCGCTCTTAATTGCGCCTACGGTCTTAGGTGTTACTTCTTCGACTGCCTCAACCTCTGGTGTCTCAACTTCAACATCAGGAGCAACAACCTCAACTTCTGCATCGGCTGATTTCATGTCGCGGTTTTCCATAGTTTCAGGAATAGATGGCGAGTTTTGTAACATGTCATCAAGCATGCCTTCTGGTTGTTCCCCGGTTCCATTGCAGACTTCGCAAGGTGTGTCAAATTCTTCATTTGCTGTGTTGGTCTTGTGACCAGTTCCAGCACAAGCGGTGCAAGCCTGGGTACGCTCATAAACTTCTTTTGGCGCGCCTTCTGGCTCTGTCATGACTGCCTCAGTATTGATGGCATCCTTTTCAATGTCTGCCATAGCAGTACCTTTCACTAATTTGCCCTTAACTGACTTTGCGAGTTCAATTACGCAACTTGGGTTTGCTGGGCGATCAACAAGCGACACCTCAACAATTTTTCCTGAGCGGATCATTCCACCAGGAGCGGACTCTGACTTTTCAACGCGGGCTGATTTGATGCCAACGCTAAAACCTGTGTAAATGCCTTCTTCAACAAGGCGAGCGGCCTCTGAATCAACAATCTTTGCCTCAACAATGTAGCCAGTTCCAGATGCTTCCATCTCCATAGCCTTGCCGATTGCCTTTGACTGGTGCATCTCTCTGATGTTTCCAATTTTGAACCATTCCGGCATTGCGGTCTTTAGCCATTCAGGGTCACAGATTTGCTCATCAAGATCAAGAGTCGCATCAGTAGCAAGCCCCTTTACTCGGATGTAGCCATCTTCGCCACGCTTTGCAGTCAGTCCGCCAAAGTAGGCGTAAGTAATGTCCTGAGCCATTGAATTATTCTCCTGTTGAGTTATTGCCCTAAAGGGCGAATTCTGGTACTACTGGTTCTATGTCGCACTCGCAGTTCGGATGCAACGGTGGTGTTTCGTCTGCCATGTCATGAGGGTTTGATGCTTCCATGTCTTCACATTCCTGACAAGCAGAAGAATAGGCAATCCAATCGAATTGCTCAACTCCGGCTGATGTGAACGTGTCCACAAGTCCGGCAGAGTAAGCACGACTGGATTCAGTAATGGTAATCATCATAGACCTTTGAGGGTCGTTCATGAGTAAATCAACTGCATTGTAAATGTCTTTGCGAGTTTGACCCTGATGAACTCCAACAGTAATAATGTCGGAGATTCTTTGAATGGTCGTGTCGGTAATTCCTTGAATTGTCAGATCCGCATTGTTAAGTAGATTTTCTACGGTTCTTCCAACAAGGGGAGTTGCCTTTACATCCAATCCTGCTCTTGCAGCACCAACTTCTCCCGAATCTTTGTAAAGACCGGTTAGAACTTGGGTTGCTTGTTTTGTGTCGGTTGAAATGTTGTGCTGAATTGCTTGATCAGTAATTATGCGAACTGCACTTATGTCAGTCCCAATAGCGGGTGCGGAATTAAATGCTTGATCCACCGCTTCTTTTGCACCAATGATTGAAGCCGCTAATGCAGCCTGAATTTCTTTGTGATGCTTTGCCTGAAGGTCTTTCCTGTGTTGATAACCAGGCAAATCCTTCATCTCTCTTTTAGTAACTAAACCTTTTGGGGTATCAGTTATCTCACTGTTCACGATTTCAGAAGCCCACTCAATCATGTTGTCAGGCATTGGTGTAACACCCTTAGCAATAAAGTAACCAGCATCATTAAGACGATCACCTATTGAATCAGGAATAGTCACAAAGTCAAACGATCTCCATTTGCCATTTTTGTGACGTGACTTGACAAATCTTCCAAAGTCTTTTAGCTCTTCGGCGAGTGCTTCTTTTTGAGCAGGTGCGCCAACGGCTGGGATCTCGGATCCTACCGAACCCTTCGGCGACTTCCCTTCACTCCCACTTTCGCGTGTTTCGGTGACAGTGCTTTGCGAGCCTTCTTGGCTTTGGGCGTTTTCGGTTGGTCGTAAATTGATGGCATCTTGTATCTGTCCTGTCGTTTCGCCCTGTGCATTTACCGCCATCAATCCCTTTAGGAAAGTAACGGTGTTGCCAGCAACAATAAATGGTTCATCGGCTTCTGGCATGTCGTAAAGATTTTGTCCAAGTTCACCCTGAACATCATTAAGGGTTTTTTGCCCTGAGTAAAGAGAAACCTGCAATCCTTCTGCTTGATTTTTTGCATCGAGAGATGATTTGCGATCATTGAGAACAAAAGTGACATTTTCATCTGCATCAAGGTAACGGCGAGACAATGAGTTGATAAATGAAATAACGTAATCTTCCATCGGTTTTGTCGAGGCTGATTCTACGTTTTCTGCTTCGCCTTCCATCTGGCCTTTGCCGCCACCAAGTCCAGCACGACTAACAACACCAAGAGCGGATGGGCTTACTCCAAAAATTGCAGCCACTCGTTTAATAATGAATTCGTCATACTCGCTGTGGTAACGCTCATCAAGAGTAGGCATTGCTACTGGATCGAAACCCTCTGGCAATACCTTAATGCGGTGACGCTCGGCAGTAGAGCCGGTAAGTCGTCCGTTGAGAATACGCTCAAACTCAGCCAATTTGTGAATGTCTAGTTCTTGAGAGTTGGTACGCATCCAAGTCTGAGGGGTTGATCCGTTCTGGTATTCAGCGTTCATCCATACCTGGCGGTTCAGATACAGGCTTGCCGCAGGGATTGATTCTTCTGTCGGACTGTATCCGTATGGTGACCAAGTACGGCGGTTCTTAATGAACACACTCATCTGGTCAGTTAGGAATTCGCCATTCTTGCCCTTGCCAGCAAAGAAATCTCCATCAGCATCAGGTGAAGCAATAAATTCTCCGCGAGGAAATCCCCATAGAACTTGTTGGTAAGCAGGTTGAGGCGGGTGAGGTATGTCACCTCGGTTGTCGAGCAAGATCTTGATTGTTGGCGCATCAATGATGTCTAGCCCAATTAACTTCTTGCCGAACGTGTAACGAGGGTAAACGCATAGTTGGTCGTACACCAACACTTGCCACATTGCCTCTGTGAGCCACTCGGTAAATGAGCGATCACTAGCAACATAAGGGTTTGCCCAAAATTGCTTTAGACGATTGATCTCTGCTCCATACTTTTCACGACCAATGAGAGCAGCCTTAGCATGAGAGCATTTCTGCTCTTCCATGATTGTCGCGATTGCCTGATCTGAAAGAGTAAATGATCCTTCTTGTTTAATGATGTCTCCAACGCGGATCTCAATCGCACGGTGAATGATGTCGCATTGTTCAGCCAGTGAAAGAAGCACTTGGAAAGGCACTTCGGTCTGAGTAAGGTTAAGGTTGATCGCGGTCTGGTACTCGTACTTACGAGGTAGCGCGCGACCTGATTCATCAAGCACAACATCAATCGGTGCTGGAAGCAAAGGTGCTGCTGGGCCGAGCATTGCTCCGAACCCTCCGCCTCCTTCTACATAACCAGGGCGAGGCATTGGAATTGCCTGGCCGATTGTTGTGACGATTCCTTGACCTGCGGTTGACATTTCGTTTGCGGCATAAGCAGAGTTATAGGCTCCGCCTCCCAATGGAGTTGAGGCCATTCCAGCCTTTTGCATTTCAGCGACAATTTCCGCAGCGAGCGTAATCTTGTCCTTGCGCTTAAATAGAGCCACTTATTGTCCTCGGTGAGATGGGTTTATGCCAGACGTAATCAACTGCGCTACTGGTTCTCTCAATAGAACTCCACAGCCTTTGCAATTAAATGCTTCTGAATCATTTGGAAATCCGCAAGCCGAACAAGCCGGTGCGAGTTGTGCAAAGAATCGGTCTGCCGATGCTCCGGTAGCCAATCCTAATTCTGTAATGCCATGAACGAGGGCATCCAACCGGTCAGGTGAGTAACCTGAGTCGGGGATCCATCCGGTCATTTGATCTTCAAGTGTATCGAAAGTGCCAACGTGCGAAACTCGGCCTTGCTCATACAGCGCAGCAATCGGTTCGCCACGAAGGCGTTTCCCAACTTTGGCAGTAATGCCTTTGTAGGGGATTGTGGGTTCAACGGATCTGATGGTTAATTCAACCATGTCTCCACCTTGATTCTTTTCAGCGACCACTCGGTCTGCTGAGAATTCATGGTATGCCGCTACCGCTCTGTGAGCCCACCCACTAGGAGTATCACGGCAACTGCGATCAGCAAGAACATAAGCCCTCCCGTCCTCTCCCTTTCCAACAACAACAATGCCAGTCTCGTCAGCATCTTCGCCAGACGTAACAGCAGGGTCAATGGCAACAACCACTCGAACCATCTGAGGGGCTTTCCATACTCTTGCTGAATCAATCATTTCTAAATTCCACAAAGCATCGGGATTATCCGATAGCAATTCCCCATAGAGTTCCTGCCTACCAATTCGAGTTCCCTCGTATCTTGTGCGAAGTTCGGCCAAAGCCGCCTCTGACAGGTTTGCAGCATTGTCAAACGTACTGCCTCTAGTAACAACGACTGAACCGTCTGTGCGGTTTGCAAACTCTTTAATAAGTTTTGTTGGGCGAGGCGTTGTCGTAATAACAACTTGCGGATTTCCGATTCGAAGGGCGGGAGCCAATCCGGCTGTCCAGGTTTCTTCGTATCGCCAAGCAGCGAACTCATCCAGCCATGCACCTGAAAGGTTTAATCCTCTGGCTCGGTCTGGTTCATCTGCTGAGATCATGTGAATCTTTGATCCGTTGGAAAGAGTGATCTGTCCGTTGGATCGGTTGTAGAACTTTAATTGCTCAGGTGTCAGGCTCTTAATAATTCCACTGGGGCCTTCAACACAGGTTCGGCGAACATCTGTAAAAGTCGGAGCAACAACAGCCCACTCGGTTCCAGGATTTTGTAGTGCCTTTTCGCACAGCCATCCTGCCCCTGTAAAAGTCTTTCCCCATCCTCGACCACTGATCACAAGCCAGATTCGCCAATCGCCATCAGGTGGCAACTGGTGAGGTCTTGCACTAAGGCGGTATCGGCTAAAAGCTAGTTTCCCTCTTTCAATCTCAGCCTCAACAGCGAGATCTTCAAGTAAGAGATCTTTAAGCCTCTTGAGCCTCTCCAATTCTTCCTGTTCGAGATCCATCGTCTGCTTCCCCTAGTTTGCGTTCGAGTCGTTGAATTTCTGCGGTAACAGCATCAAGTGTAATCACCTCATGTCTGGTAGGTGCATCTAAGCCCAACAACTTTGCACGGCGATCCATAATGGAAAGGCAACGATCAATAGCCCACATACTTTTTTTAGTAAAGGCTTCGTTCTGTGCAATAGATAAAAGAACATCCAGTCGTTCACCTTCAAGTCGGCGGTATTCCTCAACTGCTTCCTGTGGGATGGCAGCCAAAGCACGCTTTACGCGGTGATAAGCGGCTGTCTTAGAGATCCCAGTCTTGTCAGCAATCTGTTGATACGTAAATCCCAATGATCGCAATTTCAATGCTGCGGTATCGAGATGAGCCATCTCTTCGGTTCTTTCATAAGGCATGTTCTACTGTCCTGTGTTCTATGGATTATTAAATGCCAGGAATTGGCGGATAGAGCCGGGGGTTGGTAGATTTGTCGAAATTGTATTTCACGATTTGTTTTCCCCACTTCCCCTGCATCACTTCTGCTTGTCTGCGTTCCTCATCAATTACTCGATAATCGCCACAGCCACCAGCAAGGTTTAAGTGATCACCCTGATAGTAATACCTGTTCATTCTCAGGGTCTTGCGGTATTTCCTGAGGTATTGCAAGTAAATGTCGTAATCTTCATTTAGCCCAAGTCTTGCGTCATAATCAATCCCCTTAGTTTTTTTTAGAACGCAAAAGGTTCCCAGAACTGGGCTAGATAGCGAGAATGGGTTGAATTCTCGGTAGAACTTGGGATCACTTTGAACATTTAAGCCCCAAATTCCCGTTTGTAACTCGTTTGCTAAAGAATTTCCATGCTCTAGCAACTCATAGAAGCCCTCTGTGTCCAGGGCAACTTGTGATGGTTGACCGGTTGGACTACCAAAGTAACCAACTTCCTTAATGTCATCATCCATCATTGTGATCCATTCCCCTACCTCTACGGTTTCAAGAATGAATTGTCGAACTTTTGCCATGTTCCCTTTAAGAGAATCAGGCAAGATCATGATGTTTCCACCATTTTTTTTCTTATACTCGGCGGCTTCAAATTCATGAACTGCCAAAGTTACGTTTGGCAACCATTCTCGGATCTGAACCTTTCCGGCTCTTTTGTACGAGGGGCTAACTATTAGCATTTAGAAGCCTTGAAATAACTTCGGCTCCGTCAATAACTCGACCCACGCCGTTTCTTTCATAGCCTTTTCGTGAATCCCAACTTTTTTTTGTCGAGATGTCCAACACCGAACAAGCAGTTTGCCAGTCAATGGCATCCCTAAATAGAAGAACAACGTAATTGTTTTCCTCGCGCATGGCAATAGAGAATTCTAGTTCTGGCCTATTTTCTGGCTCTGGTTTCAAAATGGTATCAAGATCTTCAAGATCCGTCTGGCTGTAACCTGTTCCCTCAAAATCTTCTAACTCTTGTAGAAGGCTAATTAGGGCGGTATTGTCGTAATCACCAAGTTCGGCGGTACGGTTGTCGGCTAAAACAATCTTTAAAGCCTGAGCATCATCACAATCAATTTCAACTGCATTGATCTCATCCCACCCAATTTGCCTAGCGGCTCGAAGAAGGTGATTTCCTGCAAGAACGTATTTTGTTGATTTCTGAACAACAATTGGTCGGTATTGACCATTAACCTTCAAAGACTCAACCAATGCTTCAACATTTCCACGCCGCGCATTGTTTGGATACTCTTTCAGGGTTTCAACCGAAAAAGATTTCACATTCATAGGATCCCCTTGTCAACTGCATGGACAGAAAAGGCCAACAGTAACATACAAGAGTACCACAAATGGTTACACCTATGTAATTACTAGCGTGTCGTTATGGTTACAGAAGCGTCTTAGGTTGCAGCTCTGCCCACGCCACTCGTGCTTCAATGATGGGCCAGTAATCCTCAGTCATCTCACAACCCATCCAGTTGAAGCCTTCAAGTATTGCTGCGACTGCTGTTGTGCCACTACCCAAGAATGAATCAAGAACTGTTCCATTGGGGGGGGTGACGAGTTTGACTAGATAGCGCATTAGGGCGATTGGCTTTACTGTGGGGTGGAAGTTTTGCGCTGGTAACGTAGTGAACTTGTCATTTACAGAACCGTTCCCCAAATCTTTTCCGTTTTTTTGATTACCAAACTTTGCTTTGCTTTCCGGCAACCCCTCCAACCCAGCGTTGCGTTCGGACTTACTGGCTTTAGCGCAGTAAAAGAATCGTTGTGACTCACCAAAGTATTCCAGCACTTCCTCACTACCGTCATGGATTACGTTGGCTGGCCAGCGACCTTGAGAAGTATCTGGGCGTTCAACTTCTTGACGACCTTCATTATCCACATCAGGTGCAGCACCAGCACGAATATTGCTAGTTACTTTACCTTGTGGTGTTGCGCTTGCTCGGTCTGCCTCACTTAAATG